TATTGCGGCCGTTGGACATCACACACACGAACTAACTGTCACAGATGCTCCTGCTCACTCTCACAGTATCGCAACGACACAAAATGGTCTACACGACCACGAATTTACGACAGACACAGGTGGTACACACCTTCACACAGCCACAACACAGCAGACTGGTGGTGGATCGTCATTTGAAAAACTCCCCCCATACCGTGCAATTGCATACATTATGAAACTGTAAAAAATAAACTCTCTATATAATATAAAATGTCTGGTGGTATCGCCCAACTCGTCGCCGTCGGTGCTCAGGATGTACACCTAGTCGGTCAGCCCGAAGTCAGTTTTTTCCGTTCAACGTATAAACGCCACACTAACTTTTCTCAAACTGTTGAGCGTCAGGTCATTCAGGGCAACGTCGCGAATAATGGTATGTCTACAATTCGCTTCGAGCGCAAGGGTGATCTCCTCAGTTACGTCTATCTAGTACCCAACAATGGTACAGCTACCCAAGCCTACTCCAATGTGGAGTGGCGCTCCAAAATTTCTAAAGTGGAGCTTCTCATCGGTGGTCAAGTGATTGATGAACAGGATTCGATCTTCTCCACCCTCATCGCTCCCACTGTCTCTGCGACCAACTCTTCTAAGTCTATCACTGGTAATCTTTTCGGTGGTGTTGACGACTCTCGTTTCTACCCCCTCCGTTTTTCATTTTGTGAGAATTGGCAATCAGCTCTTCCTCTGATTTCCCTTCAGTACCACGATGTCGAGCTCAGGATCACTTGGGGTACCACCGCGGCGAGTGGCAACATTAAGTGGGATGTCTACGCAAACTACGCCTACCTCGATACCCAGGAGCGTGAGGTATTTGCATCACAACCACAGAACATGATCATGACCCAGGTCCAGAAGGCAATTTCATCGGGTTCCAAGATCCAAGAGATGAACTTCAACCATCCCGTGAAGTACCTGGCCTCAGCGGATTCCACTGCCCTCAACATCCTCAATGATAACAACAAGCTCAAGCTCCAGATCAACGGTACCGATGTCGCCGACTTCAAATTTGCTGATCCTAACTTTACTACCGTCCCACTGTATTACCACTCGTCTAACGGTGGTAGCAGCACTGGCAAGAAGTTGTTCTTCTACCCCTTCTGCCTCGATGTCTCTAAGCTCCAGCCCACAGGCTCCCTCAACTTTTCACGCCTCGACTCTGCTCGTATCATCAACGATACCCAGCTCTGTAACAAGGACATCTATGCTGTGAACTACAACGTTCTCCGTATCGAAAATGGTATGGGTGGCCTTTTATATTCTAACTAAATAATAACTATGTTTTGGAAGATTGTCTTCCTCCTCTCCATCGTTTTTGTATTGACGTACGATCCCAAGTCCAGGACACTCGAAAAGTTTGTCGGTCAGTCTACACCATCAACTGACAAGTCTTGTGAACCCGCGCATTACGAAGCCGTCCAATTTGCTCAAATGCCCTACGAATGCCCCCCTACAGGAAAACCCAATATGGGTGTTATTGTGTAGAATACTTAAAAAGAAGACCTCTATATAAATTATAATGATTTCAATGGATCGAGAAAACTTGATGATGGTAGCCACCATTGTGGCTATTCTAGGTGTTATCTTCTTATTCAGGGAGATGAATAAAGCTAAACAGGATCTTGAAAACTTGAAGGGGTTTTCGACACATCTAATTCAGCGTTTGTCTGCACCAGCACCACCCACAGAACCAAAAAAGGAGGTTGAAGCTGAAGCTGAAGCTGAAGCTGGAGAAAATAAGCAAGAATAATCCTATCCACTTATTATAACTTGCGAATGCGCAATGAAAAAATACAAGGCTATAGCTATACCCGTAAGTTTCCGTGATGATAAACCTCATTTCCTCACAGTGAGGGATCGACGATTTAAAGATTGGATTTTTGTCACGGGTGGATGTAGACGGAGAGAAATATTTAACCCAATTAGATGTGCTTTAAGGGAATTGGAAGAAGAAACGAGAGGTGTAGTCAATTTAAAACATGGTGAATATACAGAGTTTAAGTTTATAGTTAAAGAAAGTCCAACTGTAGACTTAGAGTATAATGTATTCATATTCTTCGTGGATTATGATAAACAGGAGCAACAGTCGTTAGTTAAAAAGTTTAACGATGAAAAACAAAGAACTACAATTAAAAAAATTAATAAACAACCTATTAAAAAAACGTTTGATGAAAATGATTTTATGTGTTTTGAAACTCTCGAAGAGTTTAACTTACGTAAACGTTGGAAACTCATTATAGATAATGTCATAAAAAATCCAGTATTTTACTCATGTGTAAGTTCCCTTGATAGAAAAACCTTTTCTATAAAATAGAATGAAGTCTAAAGCTTACATCTTAATGCAAATAGGGGAACTTCTCAAAACGAATAGAGGTTTCTGCGATGAGGAAGTTGACGAATGGGTAAAGGAAAATGAAAAAAATACAGTGTATGAACTTTTAACTTTCAAGAAGGAGTTATCCACTACAAGGGAGTACCACGATGTATCTTTTTTCAAGTGGTTTAGAGGGTAAGTAGTATAATAAAATATGTTTAAAAGGTGGTGTAACCAAAACGACTTTTTGAAAAGGGTCCCCAATCCCTCACATGTGCTCTTGGACGGCGGTTTGTTGTCTGTGCCATGTGATAGATTGATTGAATTTCATGAGAAGTATATTGATGCTGTCACGAGGGGTGAGAAATTATTTGTCGTTGAACAAAAGACTCCAACTTATAACTTTTTCGTTGACATAGACTATAAAGATGATAAGGCATTAACTATAAATGAGATTAAGAGTATATGTAAAGTTATATGTGACAAGGTAAAACGCCATGGTGGTAAAGAATGTATCATTTCGGTAGCACCCCCAAAGAATGTAGGGGATCTTGTAAAAACTGGCATCCATATGAATTGGTATGGGTATGTAGTTGATCAGTCATCAGCACTTGCTCTCCGTGAACATATATTGATAGCACTCTCGACGGTGAAGAGCTTTATGGATTGGAATGAAATAATTGACTCTTCTGTGTATGGTGACCTCCATAGGAGAACCAGTGGAAGTGGGCTTCGTATGCCATGGTCCTATAAGAAGGAAAAACATAACGCATGTAACGGTAAAGGGTGTCCGGAATGTGGTGGTAAAAAAGTTGATCAGGTCGCGTATCTCCCAGTATTTAAGTATACAACTGAACCTCTATCGACACTTTTGAGAATTGATCAGAGTCCAAGTGTTGAAATACTTAAATTATCAGCTATCAGGACAAATGAAGTACAACATGTTAATGTAGAACCACCTTCGATTGTTATCAAAGAAGGTACTTTTACAGAAGTACAAACAAAGGATGAGCTTCACAACGATCAATTGAAAGGTATGATAGAAGAGTTTATAAGGGAAAACATTGAAGGACAACGAACGTCTACAGTCACTAAAGTTTTCAAACATAAAGATACGTATCTCGTTTCCACCAATTCGAAATATTGCGAAAATCTAAAAAGAGCACATAGCTCCAATCACGTTTGGTTTCATATAAGTGGTAAGATTGTAGCACAAAAATGCTTTTGTAGATGTGAAACCATCAGGGGAAGACGCGATGGCTTCTGTAAAGACTTTTATGGTAGGAAACACGAACTACCTGATAAGATAATTAAGCAATTATACCAGGGAAAGAACGATATTAAGAATTGCCCAGAAATTAAGAAATTTAAAGAAAAACCTCAAATCAAACAATCTGACGTAAAGCCGAAGTTGGAGTCTTTCATACAGAGATTTATGACTGGGCAGAAAGACACCAAGGTGGTGAACATCTCTCAACAAAATAATAAGTTTATGGTGCTTACTACATCACATTACTGTGAACAAATACAATCTATTCACGAGAATCATTCCATGTCTTATATCATTGAAAAGAATAAGATTAAGCAAAAGTGTCCTATTTGTAAAAAGTGTCCTCGTGTAAAGACACATGTTTTGAATAGCAGTGTCATTCAAGAACTTTCTCTTTCGCGATAATATACTTAAACAGAAATATTAGCTATAATAAAACGATGAATAAGACTCGTTCTGGTAGGCAGATAAAGAAGCCTGAATTATATGAACCAGATGACACTGAATTAATTGATGATTATAAACAGGATGATTACAATTCCGAAATTGGTTCAGATATTGAAACCGATGAAGAATGTTATTCCGAAGATGATGAAAGTGATCTATGTGAATCCGATGATGAAGATGTAAATGGTAATCTAAAGGGTTTTGTTGTAGACGACGAGGAAAGTGATGAGGAAAGTGAGTAAGAATATGCTTAAAAAAAACGAAAGCTATATTAAAAATGGAGACAGACATTGGAAATCCCATTGAATATGACCCAAGTATTGACCCCCTGAATCAGGAGAAGGATGAAGATAATAAACACCAAGAACAAAGAGATCAGGATTATTATTTTCATCCACCGGATATGATGTATCAACCCCCACCCCCACCACGGGATGAAAAGGTTGATTTTTTTGCAAATGTAGAAAAATCGA